ATATCCATGCAAGCAATGCGGCTAATAGCTGGCGCGATGAGTTTTTCTCTATTCTCTTTAGCATTCCTCTTGTGCTTTGTTTTATTCCACCTCTCGTCCCTTATGTTCGTGACGGTTTCGAAGTGTTGGAAACCATGCCAGAATATTACCGAATGCTATTGGGCGCACTTGTCGCGTCAAGCGTCGGCATTCGTGGCCTTACTAAATGGAAAAGCTGATGTATAAGCACTTCGACATATCCGAGTTTCGCTGTCGAGAAACGGGCGAGAATGACATGAAAGAAGAGTTCATTCACATGCTAGATGAGCTACGTGAGAGGGTGGGCTTCCCAATGGTCATCAGGTCAGGCTATCGCTCAGTGCATCACACAGCGGAGCGCAGCAAAGAGAAAGGCGGCACACACACTCAGGGCATAGCCGCCGATATTGCAGTCAACAATGGCTTTGAAAGGATGAACCTCGTACACGAGGCGCTAAAAATGGGCTTCGGTGGCATAGGTGTGGCGCGGACATTCGTGCATGTCGATATGCGGGCGACTACGCCAGTCATGTGGACTTACGGCTAGCCTTTAGAAACTCGCTGACGCTACCGTCAAACTGACTAGCCCGCTCGTTAAACGCTACTAGGTCGCGCATGTATAACTGATACGGCAAGACGCCGACATGCTGTGCCATGCTAATGACCTGTAGCCAGTCATCGTCAGAACAGTTGACCAACGCACTACGGGCAACCCTGTCCCAAATGCGCACCTTGCGGGTATCAAACTTAACCACCCTATCTCTTTCTCTAAATTGCCTCATGTCATACCTCCTCTAAGCTGACACGCACAGCCTGCATCTTTTTAACAATAAAAGCAAATTATTTATCGCAGTAGGGTTGTACGTTGCCCGTAATGGTGTATTCTATATCTGTTCCATGTGGAACATTGAAGGGAGAAAGCCAATGCAAATTGCTATCAAAATAAGCAAGCAGGTAGATGACTGGGATGCGTTTGTCGATGAGCTAGAGGGCATCGAGCGCACCGCAGTTGCAGACGATTACGACGAAGAAGGCAAGGTAGTCACACTGCTTGTTGACCGTAAATCAATCGACGATTACTACCACCCTGTCGGCGGTCGTTATGCGATTGAGTACGAAGGTCGCACAGAGTGGGTCGAAGAGGTCGGCGTCTGTGTGCATTCCTGTAAGTGGCACGACCACGACATCATCAACGCAGAGCAAGTCTGCTCAGAACTGGAGGGGTTTACCTATGTCGAGTAATCAATTCTTACCGCCGAAGCCAATCAAGTCAGACATCATTGAGGAGCTTGATTCGCTAGTAGGTCAGTTGCGTGACCTGACGGCTATGAAGCCAAAGCCTGCACAGGACGCTCACATGGAGGCGCGACTAGCTGACTTCCTAGAGCTTGCCGAGCAAGACTTTATCCGTGGCTGGACTGACTGGGAGGAAGGTATCCAGCACAAGAAGGGGCAGTCGGAGGCGTACAACGCTGGCTATGCTGACTGCTATGAATACGAAAACAGAGGAGGTCAGTAATGACAGAAGGGATAGTGCCGATACACGGCAAGCAGTACAAAACGGTCGCGTACCGCGTCAATGAGTTCAGGGCACAATACCCTGAGTACACAGTTAGCACTGAGCTAGTAGAGGCTAACGACACGCTAGTCGTCATGAAGTCGAGCATTAGCAACGAGCAGGGCCGCTTACTAGCCACAGGCTTTGCAGAAGAGGTCAGAGCGGCGAGCAAGATTAACCGCACCTCTGCGCTAGAGAATGCTGAGACATCAGCCATAGGTCGCGCACTGGCCGCACTAGGTTTAGCTGGTACTGAATACGCATCTGCCGATGAGGTAGCAAACGCTATTAGTCAGCAGAACGACGGCGAGTTTCTTGAGTTCATGCAGACAGTCAGAGACAACTTTGACTGGGTGATGTATGCCAAGACCGCAATTACCAACGAGGATTGGGACGATTTAGCGGCTATCTGGGGTGACATTGACCACGAGACGATGGCAACGCTATTTAGAGCGCCGACTAAGGGCGGCATTTTTACCACTGAAGAACGTGCGGCATGCAAAGGCAATGACGCATTTAACCAAGCAAGAAAGGAGTTAGCCAATGGCTAGTGGAGTTAACAAGGCGATTATCGTCGGTAATTTAGGTGAAGATCCTAAAGCGAGCGTACTGCCGCAGGGCGGTGCAGTCACAAACTTTAGCGTAGCAACCAGTGAGTCTTGGAAGGACAAGAACACGGGGCAAATGCAAGAGCGCACAGAGTGGCACAGGATTGTCATGTTCAATCGCCTGGCAGAGGTGGCAGGTGAGTACCTTTCCAAAGGCTCTAAGGTGTACGTTGAGGGCAAGATTCAGACCCGAAAATGGAAAGATCAGTCAGGTCAGGATCGCTACACAACTGAAATTGTCGGCAGTCAGATGCAAATGCTAGACAGCAAAGAGGCAAAGCCGCAACCGCAAGTGCAACAAGTTGAGGAGCTAGAAGATGACTTGCCCTTCTGATGTAGGCAAGGCGCTGAAGAAAGCGCAGGCGCTCGCAGGTGTTAGCAATGACGAACTCGCAAAGGAGTTCGGTGTAACGCCTGTACAGGTATGCCGCTGGCGGCACAAAGACGACATGAAGTTTAGTCGCGTAGTGCAGTTAGCCAGTAGGTTAAATATGTCTCTTGATGAGTTCGAGAAGTTAGGGAGGTAAAAAAAGCCCCGTTGATGAGACGGGGCCAGACCACTTGCGGAAGGGTTAGCGCATGTGGCATCCTTAGATTGCACTCACAGGATAGGAAGAATTGTACAGCAATCTAGCTGTCTGTACACCTATCTCACCTATCCCTCCGAAATGAGTGCCTAGTCGAGCCTAGTCAAATAGTGCTGTCGCAGGTGCAGTCGCTCACGAAAGCCGAATCATTCCTACGACCTTTAGAGGCGGGGACGAACAGTGGTCATGTTGCCATGTAGTAAGGGCGCGGTTTGGCAGAGCCGTAAATGAATCTGCACTGATACTGTAGGAATGACGGACTAGCTAGATACTTGTATAGGGCAACAACCGCCTCTAATGACCCCTATTGTCTAAAAAAAGGAGAAGGGTAATGGAACATTTTGCAGAAGCGCGTGAAGTTAAAGAAACTAATCAATGCCTTCAGGCTGTCCTAGATGAAAGCATTAGGCTGACTTGTAGACAAACGGAGTCTGCACTAGAGGGTGAAGTTAGTTTTACTGCTGGTTGGTTCGACGAGTGGGCCGAAGAGGATCGCATAGAGCTTTTAAGAAGCTGGATTTGTATTTTGCGGTTCACGCTAGCTGGCGAATTGGCGGCAAAGAAAGAGGCGCGAGAGTGGTCTGACAGCGTTGGCAAAGCGCCTGTGGACACTGAGCATGTTAGAGCCATCTTAGAGGGCAGAAAAAAGGATAAGGGCTATGAGTAAGTTTTTATTGATTGATATGCGCACTGGCTTAATGGACGGCATGTATTGCAGTTTAGAGCTTGCTGATGGCATGTGCGTAAAACTAGAACAGCAATACGTCGGAAGCGTCTGGCGCATTTTCGAAATGTACGAAGACGGGCGCTATTTTGATGGGCCTTTCCCGCCACAGCACATGCACCATGCTTATGTTTCTCAGGTAGTTAAACAGCAAGATGAAGGGGAGGGAGTACATTGATTTGCAAAGACGGCACAGACTGGCAACCAACAGATGAGCAGATACTAAGCTGGCAACACGCTTTTCCTGAAGTCGATGTTTTTGCAGAGCTTAACGTAATGGCGACTTGGTTAGAGGCTAACCCTTCCCGCGTCAAAACAGTGAAAGGAATGTCGCGTTTTTGCCAAAGCTGGCTATCACGCGCAAACCAGAAAGGCGGCAGTCCATTTGCTCAGAAAGAGTACGAGCAGAGTGGTAAGAAGCCTTTGAAGACTTGGACTCAGTTAGACGACCTGACGCACGATTTTTGCAAGAGCGAAAAATTTAGGCAGTCATGCTTAAAGAAATACGGGCAGTACGTGACGTTTGAGGGCGAGAGGGTAACGCGATGATGGTTGAACTAACAGAGCGCGAGTACGAGATAGCCTGCAAGGTAGGCATACGTCGCTATCACGCGGCTCGAGCTATGGGCGCAGAAAATCGAAAGATGTCTAAGACTGACAGTCAATACGAGGTGGAGACAAACGGCATGGCGGCAGAGATGGCATTCTGCAAGCTAATCGGTGCGCGTCCTGACTTTAGTGACACGCCGCAGGTAGCAGACTGTGAGTGGATGGGCTACACGATAGACGTTAAGGCAACCAAGAGGGCAAATGGTCGCCTGCTTCTTGAGACTGACAAGCGTAAGCTGTGCGACATCTATGTGCTTATGTGTGGCGAGAAAAACATCTGGCGATGCGGTGGGCTTGCGCACGTCAATGTCCTTAAACAGCAAGACAATCTGCGCAGATTAGACGAAGGCTACAAGCTGACCTATGCACTGCCGCAACATCGCTTGATGCCGCTTGACCATCTTATTGAGCTATCGAAGGGGGCGAAATGTTTGGCGAATTCTGGCTAATCAAAGACCCTATCGAAATCAAAGACCGCATCAAGGCGTTTCAAACTTTCCTCGAAAAAGAGTGGTGCTGGGACAAGCCTGTGTCGTGGCAGGTAAAAGAGTACAAGCCGCGCCGCTCGCTGAGTCAAAACGACCTGTTTCATGTGTGGTGTCGTGACATGCTTAGGCATTTCAAAAAGAAAGGCGGTTTTACTGGCAACGAG